CAAGTTTTATGCGGGTGTTCTCCTGGGAGAGGACTCAGCCTTCCAAGCTGATGGAGAGGGTTCGAATCCCTTCGCCCGCTCCAATTTATCTAGGGTTCGCATAGCGGCGATTGCAGCGGCCTCCAAATCCGCCGGTTAAAACCCACGGGGGTTCGAGTCCCTCACCCTAGGCCAGTATTATTGGGGGTTAGCTTAGTTAGGTCTAAAGCACTAGTCTTTGAAATTAGGATCACTGGTTCGAATCCAGTACCCCTTGCCAGTCAATGGTGGTTGTAGCACAATGGAGTGCCCCGGTTTGTGAGACCGTTAAGTGTGAGTTCGAATCTCATCAACCACCCCAGTAATGCCGGTTTAGCTCAGTTGGCTAGAGCAGTGCTCTTGTAAAGCAAAGGTCGTCAGTTCGAATCCGACAACCGGCACCAAATATCTGACCGTCGTTCAAGGGAAAGGACATGGTTCTTCTAAATCCAGAATGGGGGTTCGAATCCCTCCGGTCAGGCCATTTTTAGGAAGGTTGGCAGAGTGGTAATGCACCGGATTGCTAATCCGCCGTTCACGAAAGTGGGCGCACAGGTTCGAATCCTGTACCTTCCGCCAAGGTGATGTAGCATAGCGGCTAATGCGGTACTTTCATAGGGTATCTATCGTAGGTTCGAGTCCTACCATCACTACCAAATACGGAGGGTTAACTAGTCTGGGACTAGCACTGTCTTGAAAACAGATGGATCGGTGATGAGCCGGTTGGAGTTCGATTCTGCCATCCCTCCTCCAATAAGTGCTTGACATTAAATACTAATGTCTATATAATAAAGAAAATGTAGTAAAGAATATTCCCCGGAATTCGAGCATGGTGCACGGACCTGACTGTTAATCAGAGATTAGCTGAGATCGTTACTCAGACGGGGAGCACAAGAGTTTAGTCAAGACTCGAACTCTTATAAATACTTAGTATACGGTTAGGAGATAACTATGTACTATACAATTTATAAGATTACAAATCAAATTAATGGCAAATTTTATATAGGATCACATAAGACCAAAGATTTGAATGACGATTATATGGGTTCGGGAAAATATCTTAGAGTAGCCCAAGAAAAATATGGTATTGAAAATTTTAAAAAAGAAATTCTTTTTATTTACGACAATCCCGATGATATGTTTAATAAAGAAAAAGAAATCGTTTCCGAAGATTTTTTAGCTACAGAAAATACCTACAATTTAAAACAGGGTGGATTTGGCGGGTTTGACCTAGTTAATAAAACTGGGAAGAATTTATATGGAAATAACGGTAAAATAGGTTTTGGTGGCGAAAATCTTATTAAAGGTAGATATAGAAAAATTTCTCAAGAAGAAAAATCCAAAATTTCTAATACTATGAAAGAAGGATATAAAACAGGTAAATTTTTCCCCCCTTTCAAAGGAAAAACCCATACAGATGATACTAAAAAATTAATTGGAAGTAAAAGTTCTATACATCAAGCAGGAAGCAAAAATTCTCAATTTGGAACGATGTGGATTACCAATGGATTAGATAATTTAAAAATACAAAAAACTGCTGAGATACCTGAAGGTTGGGTTAAAGGCAGAAAGTTAAAAAAGTGAGGGTGGCAGAGTGGTCAAATGCAAGTGCCTGCAAAGCATTACAATCATCGGTTCAAATCCGATCCCTCACTCCAGTTTATGGGACCTGCCCCTATCAGCGTACTGTAAATCCGTCGTCAGAAAACAGATAGGAAGTAGACAAGTGGAGCGTTACCACCAGGGCCCACCAGATCCCCGGACCTATGCCGGTTATCAGTAGGCGCGACAAGACCAGCGTTAGGGGTCTTAGGTTTCTTTTTTCCTCCCTCCGGGCCATTCATCCGGCAGGGTAAAACAAAAGATAGGACCGTGTCATCCGATAAACAAGACACTGGACAGGGCAATACCTCAATCGGGGCTCTTGGGAAAGAGTAGCCGATATCATAACACGTGGCCATCAGCGTGTATAAAGGCGGCGAGTCTTAAACGAAGTCGGTGACGGGATAGGTAGAACAGTTACTCCGAAAGTGTAACGCCGGATTTTGTAACCGGCAACCATATTGAAGCACATTCCTGCCGTATTGGTCTACGGTTCGAAAAGCGATAGGACCTAGAGTAACCGCCTAGGGAGTTTGATGAGTGTGTTTCAATATGGTGAGTAGGAAGTAACTGTGAGCCGACTTGGTGAGGTTGCAGACTAAAGATCAACTTCGACCGCGTAGATAGTCCGGACTATCGTTTGAAACGGAAGATGCATCCATCCCCTGCCCTACTGGCCATATTGAAGCACATACAGTTCCGCCCGATAGTAAGGGAGATAGCGACTAGCGTTGAAGGACTGTTTAAGTGTGTTTCAATATGGTCTAGGAGTAATTAACCTGTACCATAGTCGGAAGTCATGACTCCGGCGATCCGTGGTAGTGTAATGGATAACACGCAGCGAGGCGTGGGTTCGAGTCCCACCTGCTCCATCGGGGCAGTAGCTTAGAGGTTAGAGTGCAGCGAAATGAGGGTTTCGAAATCCCTCCCACAATGGATCAACCATAAATATGGTTAAATGAAACAACACCGTATAGCGTTATTTCACAATCATCCGGAGTGCAGTGTAGAGTGTGCTCATGGCATCTTAAGATCATTAAGTATGGCATTCGATGTCGACGTAATTAATAGAGATGAATTGACTGATGCTATACTGAGTAAGTATAAGATGATAGCTTTTCCTGGAGGCATAGGTGACAGTAATAGGTACTATAAATTATTAGCTGATAAACAAGATGTAATACAAAATCAAATTGCTAAAGGAAAACGATATCTTGGTATTTGCATGGGAGCTTATTGGGCCGGGCCTCATTACTTCAATATACTAGAAGACGTTAATCCTGTACAATATATAAAAAGACCTAATGCTGAGACAAATAGAAGTTATGGTACGGTTGTTAATGTTACGTGGAACGGACATGATGAAGAAATGTTTTTCTATGATGGTTGCAGTCTATTAGGTGATACTAATAAGTTTGAAACTATTGCTACTTATAGTAATGGTGATCCAGCAGCAATCATACAAAAGAATATTGGAGTTATTGGTCCTCATCCAGAGAGTGATATTTACTGGTATAAGAAAAAATTCTTAAAGCCATATTGGCATGAGTACAGACATCATCAATTATTACTTAAATTTGTTAAACGATTAATGAGATAGCCCTCCAAGTTAATCTAGTGAAAGCATACGCCTGAAGAGCGTGGGAGTCTGGGGCGTAACCAGAAGAGGGCACTAAACATATGAATAAATATTTTATCTTTTTCAATAATCTTTATTCGGATACAAAGTTCACTATTGTAGAACTTTTGTTTATAGTTTGCTTGATATCTTATACATTATACAATATAATTAGTTATTACCGGGGTGTAGCTTAGCCTGTTAAAGCGCCTGTTTTGGGAACAGGAGACCGAAAGTTAGAATCTTTCCATCCCGACCACCTCTTTTATATTTCTACATACCATCTCAAAAGATGATTAAAATTATAGTAAATGGTACTTTTGACATTATTCACGTTGGACATTTGAAATTATTGGCCTATGCTAAATCTCTTGGCACATTTCTAACTGTAGCCATAGATACAGATGAAAGAGTTAGAAGTAATAAGGGCAATTCTAGACCAGTAAACAATGAGTATGAACGTAAAACAATGTTGGAATTTTTAAAACCAGTTGATAATGTAATTCTATTTTCCAATGACCAAGAATTAATAGATATCATTAAACAAAATGATATCATGGTCAAGGGTTCAGATTACCAAGGTAAATTTATAATTGGCGAAGAATTTTGTAAACAAATAATTTATTATGACAGAATCGAGGAATATTCAACAACGAAAAAAATTCGAAATATTATTACTAGGTGATAACTGTATAGACGTATACCAATATGGGTACGTTGATCGCATAAGTCCAGAAGCACCAGTACCAGTATTTAGATTAGATAAGGAAGAATCCAGGCCTGGTATGGCTGGAAATGTTCGTGCCAATCTAATTCAGTTGGGATGCAATGTAAATTTTGTACATGGTAAGACATCTACAAAGACCAGACTAATAGACATCAGAAGCAAACAACATATAGTTAGAATAGATAATGATGTCTTGTCTGAATCAATTAACCTATTGACTACATATCTATACGATGCAATCGTTATCAGTGATTACAACAAAGGTACCATTTCTCTTGACCTAATAAAAGAGATACGACAAGATTTCAATGGTCCTATTTTTGTTGATACTAAGAAAACTGATTTAAAAGAATTACAAGACTGTATAGTAAAAATTAATGCTTTAGAATATTCTTTACTTAAATCTGAATGTGAGAATCTTATTGTCACATTGGGAAGCGAAGGTGTTAGATACAGAGATAAAATTTTTTCAGCTGTACCCATAGAAGTTGTGGATACGTGTGGTGCAGGCGATACTTTTCTAGCAGCACTTTGTTACGGATTTTTAACTAATCATGATATGATCAAAGCAATAAAATTTGCTAATAAGGCCGCTGCCATAACAGTACAACACAGCGGAGTATATTCTCCGACATTAGAACAAATTGCGGGTATGATGTAATGGTAACCTGAATCCTTGCCAAGGATTATTTGCGAGTTCGATTCTCGCTACCCGCTCCATTTAATTTGCCGAGTTAGCTCAGTTGGTAGAGCGGCACGTTTACACCGTGTAGGTCGGGAGTTCGAGACTCTCACTCGGTACCAAAGGAATAAAAATGTCAGCAACATTTCTCACAGCAGATCCTCACTTCGGTCACGAAGGTGTGTGCAGATTTCTTCGTAAAGACGGAACAAAACTTCGCCCATGGAATTCAGCAGAAGAAATGGATGAAGCTATGGTAAAACTCTGGAATGAAACTGTAAGTAAAAATGATAAAGTCTACATGCTTGGTGATATCGTCATCAACCGAAAAGCGTTACCTACACTTAGTAGACTTAATGGAGACAAGATTCTAATAAGAGGCAATCACGACATATTTAAACTAGGAGATTACTCTAAATACTTTAGAGATATTAGAGCTACTCATATTATGAAAGGTCTTATTTGCACTCATATTCCTATACACCCAGACAGCCTTGCTAGATTTGGATGTAATGTGCATGGACATCTGCACGAAAAACGAGTTATGCGTAATGACGAAATAGATAATAGATACATTTGTGTTAGTGTCGAGCATACAGAGTTCAAACCTATTTCTTTAGAAGATCTTAGAGATAGAATTTTAAAGCAAGGTGGTGAATTGGAAATGCGAGGTGTTTCATCTTGGTGTGACATGCAACCTAGTTAG